TCGCTAGATCCTTTATTGTCTGAGGTATCGCCACTGTCATCACTCCTCGCTGTCCATTTTTCTTTAACTTCTTCAGCTTTTAACCTCACTTGTTCAGCTTCTTCTGCTAATTCTCTCGCTCTAGATTTACGTATTTTCAAGTGTGATCACCCTTTGTTCTAAGTCATCTAAATCTATTACGTTCGTAACTGTTATTAAATCCAGTTTGTTTTTTAAGTCATCTATATTGATGCTGTTTACTATGGAAATTAAATCTAATTTCGTTTTGTCTAAAGCACTCATTAAACCATCTTGATAAGGTGTAGCCACTCCATAATCAGGTATGGCATTTACTGCATCTGTTAAACTTCGAACAGCCTGATTTAAATTCGCAATCGCATCTTCAAGTGCTGGAAGATCAGCGCTTTCTATCGCTTCGTTAATATCGTTGATAGCATTGTCAACATTCGTTAGTTCAGTTTGAATGTTTGCTATACGTTTGGATTGACTGTTTACAATGTTTTTCAATTCAACAACATCGTTCTTGGCTCTATTTGCTTCACGTTGATATTGAGTAAGTGTTCTATGCTTATCCCCGATTTTCAATGATGATTTTTGAGGATTATTAATGTCCGTTTGCTTTTCGATTACTTGGATTTTTTCATCAAAGACCTGTAAAACAGGGTTGATTAAAGGATGGTGGTTTCCGACTTCGAAACTATTAATATCTAATCCTAATAATTCAAGATTGGCTGCACTAACAGAATAACTTGTAATGGCTGCCTTTTGATCTCTGAAAAAATTAAGACCATTCGTCATTAATCGTTGTGGTGTTGTCACATCATCCCAAGTGATAGACCTCTCAATAATTCCAAATTCCTTTTGGAGTTCTAAATCATCTATATAGTCGATTCCGTTGTTAACATCAGCAATAGTTAACCTTGCTTGTGAAGCATCTGTCGAGCCTTCATCTTCACTCTCGATACTCATTCCTAGTGGAACTAAGCGAGTGATTATCTCCGTTGGATTAATCTCATAAGACATGCTTTTCATGTTGTGAGCAAGCCTTATAGGAGTGCTGTTAATATCCTCTCCGACTTCTTCTAGGTAATCTAGATAGTTACCATCTGATTCCTCTCTAAGCACCAAATAGCCACCTAAACGGTCGATAAGCTTGTCCTTGATCGTTGCGAATGTATCTTCATAGCCTAGATACCTATAAACGTTGTCAGTGGTATTAGTGACAGTTACATCCCCAACTTTAAAACGCTTATGTGGTTCTACTTGCTTGTTATGGTTAGCGATGATGATTTCAAAGAACTCACGAACGGTTGTATTGTGTATCTCTGCATGGCGTTGAGTAGAATCTCTTAAATAAGCGAGTATCGATTCACATTCAAAACTTTTAGCAAAGTAGCCGCCATCACTCATACTTCCGGCAGGTCTTAAAACGCGGCCATTAAAGATTTTTTTATTTTTCTTTATATCTAGTACATGAATTAGAGTTTGGTAAGGTCTGATTTTGCCCCATGCAGGATTACGTAAATTTATGGCAAATTTAAAATCGTCAATCGCATTTAATACTTGATTAACGACTCCGCTTGATAACTTCAATTCATTTATATAAGGGGTATGGATGACTAAACCTTGTTTGTCCTCTATTCCATCGAAAATTTTAACCTGGTACATTAGATCAACTCCTTGTAAAACAGGAACTCGATTGTACCTTTACCTTGAACAGTTAGACGATTCTCGCCTTCGCCAAGCACAAATTCATATGATTTTGACTCGCCTTGTGGCACTGAATAAGATACCCCATCTTTAATCACTGTCATAGGCGCACTGGCTTTGATTGTAGGTGTTAGGTTGTTTGAACCAACATTATATAGCATTACATTACTAGAACCGTTAACAGTGAATTTAGTGACTTGTGCAACATCTAATTCAAAGTTGAATGTATCCCAAATGTCGCTGCCTTCCGGTTCTTCTGATATTTTAAATGGGTATGCATCAAACTCAACATCAACCGTTAAACCTCCGTATGAGTCCTCTGTGTTTACTCTGGTACATTTAGCAATCCAGTAATAGCCTTTTTCGTGGTCATCGTTTAAACGCTCATAACCGTCTTTCATGAGCCAGTTTTCTAGTGAAGTTTGAATCACTTTTCTCGATTGATAGTCACGATTTAATATTTCAAATTTATATGAAAGTGGTCGATTCTCATAGACTCTCCCACCTAATATCGTTGAAAAGTCGTAATGACCTTGTACAAACGGTAGACTTTCCGTAATCTGCTTTTCATCAGGAGTGGGGGCAGAACGATCTATGAGCCACATGTTATATTCTTTTGTGTGGATTCCGTTTCTTGAAATCCCTTCTGTGATGGTCCTTGTTGTACTTAGACCGTTAGTTAAATCTAACATCATCTGCCCCACCTTTCTGTAAGTTCTAATTGACTGCCACCTACTCGGTCATATTCTCGATATGTGCCACCCACTAATTCGCCAGTATCTAACACAATTACTTGGTTACTGTTTGCAATTTTTTCAAGGAGTGTAATCATTCTTCCATCATTTTGATTTGTATGATTCACATCTAATTGTCTGTTTACTTGAGCGTTAATCCCTGCGACACTTCCTGCAATGTCACCTACTGGCATTTCTCCATTAATGGCATTAGATAAATTAGCCATCGATCGAACAGCAACGTTTTTCCCCTTATCGATAGATTTCGCAATTGACTCTCCTATTTGGATTTTCATAATGTCACGCAAAGCGCCCTCTTTTGCAGGAGAGAATGGGAGAAAATTACGTATCCTTTTAGTCACATTTCCAATAGCGCTTGTCACTGCTCCAATTGCAGACGTTATCCCTTTAGCAATGCTCAATACAATATTTCTTCCAGCGCTCACAAATTTAACCGCTAAATTAACGACGAATTTTAACGCTGCATTAATACCGTTAGAAATAGCATCTTTAACAGCATTCCAAGCGTTGACTGTGGCATTTTTCACTTTACTCCAATTCGCAATGATTAACGCTACCAAACCAATCACTAGTGCAGTTACAATTGCAACTGGCCCCATCGCGATTAACCAAGCTGCCGCTACTTTTGCCGCATGAATTAGAGATTGAACTCCCAATACAGCCCATTTAGCGACCATCGCACCAATCTGAGCCACTTGAATAGCTGCGTTTTTAATGGCCATTGAAGCCATAAGCGCCCATTGAGTAACCACTTTTGCACCATTAACCGCTGCTTGTACTGCCATTCGTGCGAATCCGGCGATAATTTTCGGTATTGCTTGTGCTGCTTGTACTGTTGCAGACCACGTTGCTCTTGCTGTCATAATCGTCCATTGTGCTGCAACTCTCGCGGCAGTTGTTGTAGCAGATATAACTAATCTAACAAAACCAGCTACGATACCAGGGATAGCTTGAACAGTCTGAACAGTTGCAGACCAAGTGGCTTTAGCTGCCATCGCTACCCATTGTGCGGCGATTTTCGCGCCGTTTACCGTTGCGGTAGTTGCCATACTTATCCATGAAGCTACTACTTGTGCCGCATTAAGGATGGTTGATGTAGCCATTCGAACAAGAGTTGGAATGTACAGACCGGCAATTGCCCCAGCAATGAAATAAACGACATTCCTTATGCTGTCCCATATTTCAAGCGTTTTGTTAACTATAGATGTTGCGACGTCAATAAAGAACGTTTTAGCTTGATTCCAGACGTTCTTAAAGAACTCTACTGTTGTTAACCATGCGTTTTTGGCTGAATCCCAAGTGGAAATTGCAAAGCCAACGACTTTTGCCCATAAATTTGAGAAAAAACCTGTTACCGATGACCAAACATTGATAAAAAACGTTACTGTATCAGACCAAGTCTGTTTCAACCACTCCCAAGCTGAAATTCCAGCAACCTTGATTTTCTCCCATAAATCTATGAAAAACTTGGATATAGGCTCCCAGTACTTATAAATCAATATGGCTGCGAGTATCACAGCGCCTATGATTAATAGCCAAGGATTTGCCTTCATAATTGCATTTAATGCCTTGAATGATGTTTTAACTCCGTCTATAGTATTTTTCGCTGTGTTGAATGCAGACCACGCTACAATCATACCTACAACAGCAGAAACGACAGCACCAATTAAAGGTAACCACGGTTTCAACGTGTTATAAATCTCCTTGATTTTCTCAACCGTTGGAGGAATAGCGTTCGCTGCCTTATTCAACACTTCTTCAAACTTCTTCCCAAACGTAGCAACCATCGCCCTCATATCTGGAAATCCGTTTGATTTGAGCATTTCATCTGTTTTTTGAATAATGGAAACAACCCCACGAGTGACAGCTGCGCGCATATTGTCAAAAGAGCCTGTCCATGATGCCCCTGCCTCTTTCGCGGCGCCCTCGATGCCCTTGAAACTCTTTGTGCCGTTTAGCAAAGCATCATTCATGATTTTGTGGAATTCGTCTGCCTTTATTTGCCCTTTTTCCATCATTTTCGCTACTTCTTCGACGGATTTTCCTGTGGCATCTGCATAGATCTGCATGGCAGGGATTCCTGCTTCGGCAAGCCTGTTCATCGTGTCCATTTGGATTTTACCTTTTGCAGTGGCTTTGGCTAAAGCATCCGTTACGCTAGCAAGAGTTGCATTTGTACCATCGCCATAGAACGCTACAGCATCCGCCCATGCTCCAAATGTCTTGGTAGCTGTTTCTACTTCCATGTTCGAAGTGACGAAGCCCTGTACCGATTGAGCCGCTACATCAAGACCGTAAGCCGTGCCAGTTACTTTCTCCCTGACGTTATCCAATGTCTCTGCTGCTTTATCGGATGAGCC